AGTAGTTCCTGTAGTTCCTAAGCCTAAGCCTAAGCCTAAGCCTAAGCCTAAGCCTACTCCTACTCCTGTATCCCCCGCTCCTGTAGTTACGCCAGCACCTATAACTCCTACTCCTACTCCTGCTACGTCAGCCAGAGAAACTTATCTAAATACTCTTGAACAAGGGGCTGATTACGATGCAATTGGCGATATAGATGAAGTAGACGATTTCTATGACACTGCTTTTCAAGATTCTTTTTTAGACCCTAATGTTGCATTTGGACTTGAGATAGGAGGAGAAGACGGTGGAGGCAGTTACATGTCCCAAGAACAGCTTCAGCCTTTCACACAAGTAAGTAAAAACCAGTATTTAGCACAAGGTGCTCCTGAGTACCTAGCTACATGGGACGGAAGGCCTGCTGAAGATTCAGGCACTACTGCTTATCGTCAAATAGCTATCACAGACGCAGATAGCACTAGAGAAGCTGTAAGTAATTACTACGGGTATGACGTACAAGCCTCAGGCAAAGAAAGCAACATAGCTGACTTTGGCGGCAACTACACTGAACATACAAACGCTTCACAAGAGAAAATATCTGAATTCCAGTCTCTCATACAGCCTGTGATGAAAGAACAATTAGCTTACCTTCAGGCAACCGAAGGTTTAAGCTATCAAGACGCTCTTGTAGAAGCCTACAATCGTGACCCCATGGTACAGGCGTTATACGCTAAGTACGATGTGACACCTTTCCGTCAGACTAAAGACGGCTCTACCTATCTGTACGATCCAATGACTTTTGGAGAGATCAGGACTAAAGAGGTTAAGGATACCGGACTACAGGACGGTCTTAAAGCATTGGCTGTCATGGCTATCACAGCAGGAGCCGGTAGTGCTCTAGGCGGGTGGTTAGCCTCTAGTACCTCTCTATCAGCACCTGTAGCTAATGCTGTAGGGGCTGCTGTAGCCAGTGGTGCCTCTGCTGCCGCACAAGGTGGGGACTTAGGGGATATTGCTAAATCAGCTATTCTAGCAGGAGCAGGAGGCTACGGTAAGGGGTTAGAGCAGGTTGCTGAGGCATCTGAAGCTCTTGCTTCTTCAGGCCTATTTGGGGATATAGTTGCAGCAGAAAAAGCAGCAGCAGACGTAGTTAGATTTAATAACGTAGTAAGAAATGTAGAGTTTGCAGCAAATGTTGCAAAAGGTGACTACTTAGGTGGCGTTGTAGGCCGCTTTGGTAGAGGCGTAACTGAGAAGGCTTTAACTTCTTTAGGGTTAGACGAGGAAACGCTTAAAAATACTTATGGTATTCAACAGGACGATATGGTTGAAGGGCTAGTCAAGATGCAGTCTAGTCTAGCTAAAGGTAAGAGCTTTGAAGACTCGTTACAAAAAGGTTTCCAAAAGTACCTAACAGAAGGCGGTACTCTAGGTCTAGATGTAAACACTCCAGAGTTTATAGAAAAGATAGGCGATGTAGTAAAAGTTGCAGGGTCAGCCTTTGATGATTATGTACTACAGCCTATTAAGAACGCACTCCCTGACTCCTTTGTAGATGTAGACATAGACCTGCCTAGTGCTAACTTGCCTTCGGTTGCCGCTGTAGAGGATGCTCTAAGAGCAGGAGGTTCTGCCGCAGAAGATGTTGTAAGGGCAGGAGCCTCAGTAGTTGACCAGCCTATACAGAGAGTAGGTGATGTTATTGCAGCAGGTGGTCAGGCAGTAAAGGAAGGTTCTGAGGCACTGTATGAAAACTTACCCGATGTCACTGTTCCTGAGTTTGAACCTTTTGGCGACTTAGGTGTAGATGTAGCATCTATTGATCTACCGTCTATTGATCTACCGTCTATTGATCTTCCTTCTATTGATCTACCTTCCTTTGATATGCCTAAACTAAAAGGGCTAGAAGTAGGTGAAGTAACTGATTCTTTATTCGGAGACTACACTAAAAAATATACAGAGCAAGAGTTACTACAGCGAAGAAAATTTAGAGGCTATGCAGCCCCTCAAGGAATGTTTAAGATATGAGCACTACATATTTAAGTCTAGTCAACAGCGTGTTGCGTAGGCTACGGGAAGAAGAAGTATCAGAGGTAAGTCAATCAATTTACTCTAAGATGGTAGGTGACTTTGTTAATGACGCTAAGAATCTAGTAGAGGACTCACATCAATGGTCTACTCTCAGGACTACTATAGTAGTACCTACTGTAGAAAATACTACAGAATATACCTTGACAAATGCAGGAGAACGTGTTAAAATATATAGTGCAATAAACGACACATCTAATTTCTTTATGCATTATGAGTCACCTAATTGGTTTAATAACGCTTACTACATCTCAGGGGAAGTCTCAGGGACACCTGATTCCTACACCTTTAGTGGTGTAGACAGCAATGGTGACACTAAACTTAGAGTTTACCCTAAGCCCTCTGGTGTCTTTTCTATGCGTTTTGATCTTATAGCAAGAGAAAATGATTTAGAATCTAGTACTGACACTACTGTATTACCTAAGAATCCTATAATCCATAATGCTGTAGCCCTACTCGCTAGAGAGCGTGGAGAGACTGGAGGTACTACTGCACAGGATTACTTCCTAATTGCAGAGAAACACTTAAGTGATGCTATAGCACTAGACGCATACAAGAACCCTGAAGAATTCATCTGGTCAGTACCCTAATGGCACAGCAAAGACAGAACATATACATTGGTGCTCCAGGATTTAGAGGTCTTAATACTCAAGATGCTCCAGTAGGTCAAGACGCTTCCTTTGCTTCTATAGCAGAGAATGCAGTCATTGACAGCTTTGGACGCATAGGTTCTAGGAAAGGTGTAAAGGTAGTTACTTCAAGTGCTACACCTCTAGGTTCCAGTGATGGCGTAGAGCAAATCTTTGAGTACACTAAAAGAGATGGTACTCTAATTGTATTCTCTACTGGTAACAATAATATATTTACAGGCACTACTACCCTAGCAGCAGTGACACTTCCTGTAGGTTACTCTATTACAGCAAACAACTGGAAGATAGTCAGCTTTAACAATGACATCTACTTCTTCCAATCTGGACATGCAGCTTTAGTAAGTGTTGCAGGTAGCACTACTCTTATAGCAGTAGCTGACGGTGGACATGCAGCACCAGCAGGTAATGAAGTCTTAGCTTCCTTTGGTAGACTATGGGCAGCGGATGTTGTCAATAATAATTATACTGTTTATTGGTCTAATTTACTTGAAGGAGATAACTGGCATGGTGGCTCATCAGGTTCCTTAGACTTAACTACTGTCTGGCCTACAGGATACGATGAAGTAACTGCTCTAGCTGAGTTCAATGACTTCTTAGTTATCTTTGGTAAGCGTAGCATCCTACTGTACTCTGGTGCTTCCTCACCGTCTAGTATGGCGTTACAGGATAGCATAACAAACATAGGCTGCATTGCTAGAGACACTGTACAGTCTACAGGATCAGACCTAGTGTTCTTATCACACACAGGTGTAATGAGCTTAGGTAGACTAATACAAGAGAAGTCTAATCCTATAGGCAGTGTGTCTAAGAATGTCAGAGATGAAGTAGTAAGTAATGAGTTACTTGAGACAGGTAATGTTAAGTCTGTCTACAGTGCAGAGAATGCACTATACCTACTAATTATGCCAGCTAATAACCTTGTCTATGCTTTTGATATGCGAGGTAAGCTAGAGGACGGAAGCAACCGTGTGACTACATGGCCTTTCACTGGCATCCTATGTGCCTCTAGAGCAGAAAGTGATGGCACCTTATACTTAGGTGTCAAGACGGGCATAGCAGAGTACGAAGGATATACAGATACTTCCGGTGTGTACACTATGAAGTACTACACACAGCCATTGGCATTTGATGATCCATCTAGGGTTAAGATGCTAAAGGAGATTAACTTAACAATCATAGGTGGCTCTGGTAGCTCAGTAGTTGCTAACTGGGGTTATGACTATACACAAAGCTACAACAAGCAACTGTTTGAAGTAGACACTACATTTATCTCAGAGTACGGTATATCTGAGTACAACGTAGCAACATCAGAATATAGCTCTGGTATCATCGTAGGTATCCAGAAGTTAAAAACAACAGGCTCAGGTAAAGTAGTTACTATTGGTATAGATGCTACTATAAATGGTAAAGCATTTTCTATCCAAGAACTAAACACAGAAGCTATTATAGGTAGACTAATTTAATGAGTAATTATACAAAGACTACAAACTTTGCAGCTAAGGATTCCCTACCTTCAGGTAATGCTGCCAAGATTGTCAAAGGTGCAGAGATTGACACAGAGTTCAATAACATTGCTACTGCATCAGCAACTAAAGCTAATGCAAACAATGCTGCCTTAACTGGCACTACTGTATTTGAGACACTATCCGATGGCACCATTGGTGTTACAGGCTGGGTAGATGAAGACAATATGTCCTCAGACAGTGCTGTACTTATACCTACACAGCAGTCTGTTAAAGCCTATGTAGACTCACAGGTTACTGCACAGGATCTTGATGTAACTGATGGCACTACAAGTATTGACATTGACTTAGACTCTGAGTCTCTAGGTATCTTAGGTGGCACAGGTATTACCTCTAGTGCCTCTGGTACTGGTGTTACTCTAGCCATTGACAGTACTGTAACTACGCTCACAGGCACACAAACGCTTTCTAACAAGACTTTGACTACACCTGTTATATCTGGTGCCTTGACTACTAACAGCACCATAGACGGGCGTGACGTAGCCACAGACGGCTCTAAGCTAGACGGTATAGAGTCAGGTGCTACTGCCGATCAAACTGCTGCTCAGATTAAGACTGCCTATGAATCTAATGCAGACACTAATGCCTTTACTGACGCTGATGAATCCAAGCTAGATGGCATAGAAGCTAGTGCTGATGTTACAGATACAACTAATGTAACTGCCGCTGGCGCATTGATGGACTCTGAGCTAACTAGCATTGCATCAGTTAAAGCAATGAACCAAGGTGTAGCTACTACAGACAGTCCTACGTTTGCTGGTGTTACTGCTCCTATTACTGGTAATGTCACAGGTAATCTTACAGGCAATGTAACTGGTAATGTCACTGGTGATTTAACTGGTGATGTCACAGGTAACGTAGCTGGTAACTTAACAGG